TATTATCCTTCTGGATTAAGCGTTGATGGTAACATTAATTACCCAGTTTCAATTATTGGTGTTGGCGATCGTAACAGTATTGTAATTGATGGTATTCAAGTTTATGAGAACCATGGATTAATTACAAATATCTCTAGCTATAGTTTTACTACGTTGGAGAATTATGGAACAATTAAAGATGTAAATGCTGCTCTCGTTGACATTACTGACAATTATGGAACTGTTGATAATGTAAATGCAACAAATCGGTGGTCAGCTTCCTCCAATTCTAATGCTGGCATAATTAAAAACTGTTCTGGAGACTTGTTTATTAAATATTTATTGAATGACGGGATTATCGATAATTGCCACAGCACAGGCACTACTTCTAGGGCATTTGGCGGTTTGATTGGGTCATTTAATTACGGCACAATTAAAAACTGCACAGCAAAGGGAGATTTATCTTTTGGTCAACAAACTGCAGGTGGAGTTACTGAAAACTGCGTTGGGGCATTTAGAGCTTTTGCAGGTGCATCCAACAATATTGATTTTTTTGCTGGGCTGGGTATCCAAGGCACATATAAAAATTGCACAGGTGGGAACGAATCATTTTTTGGACGCAATACAAAAACAGATGCTGCAGTTGAAATGGAAGCAACATATGAAAATTGCACAGGTGGGGACAAGTCATTTGGGTTTGTTGAATCTGCTCCTGCTTCGGGAAATGTTGCACCAAAAACAGTGTTTGCTGGAACTGCTAAAAATTGCACAGCCGGGTCTAATTCTTTTGCTTCCAGCTTTGATGTTGGTGCGCAAGCCGAAATTAAAGCAGGAGCAGTGATTGAAAATTGCACTGCTAAAAATAAGTCTTTTGCAACTCATATTGACCCACTCATTACTACTTGTAAAAATTACGGGAATGTCATTCGTTCGCGTTGCACTGGTGCTTCTGGATTCTCAGCGACAGGAACTGGCAAAGTAAGACTCTGCTTAAATCAAGATTTTGATGAAATAAACCTACCATAATATGGAAAACAAAATATTACATTTAAAAGAATCAGTCTGGATGCTATCGCAGCCAAGTCCAATGCCCCAAGAGCTAAAGGATTTGATACACGATGAGAATGCTGATGAGCAAGAAAGGCTTGCAGCAATTAATGCTTGGAAGGCGGCGCAATATTCAACAGCAGAAGCAGCAGATGCAGAAGCAGCACAAGCAATTTACGATGCGCACAAAATGGAATCCAACACTTTAATTTCCGCAACAGTTTTTCTTCCAAGTGGCAATGGCATCATCAATTGCCGGCAACCAGAAACTTTAGAACATTGCCAAATTCGATTTTAATGAACAACCAATTTTTTGAACATTTTAAAATCTGGGGAACACTTGGTGTTGCTCAAATGGCGGCATCAATGCCAAGCACAAACGAACTAGCCAGCACATTTGCTTATTTGTGCGGCGGTCTTGCATCATTGGCAATTGCTTGGTGGCACATCTTTAAAAAATAGCATCAACCTAAAAAAACAAATATTATGACTCCAGAACTTTTAGCAATGCTTGGCGGCGGTGTGAGTGGCTTTGTGATGAAAATGATTGCGGCACAGGCCGAAAGCCAAGCAAGATTATTTGAACGCATGATTGCCCGGCAAACTGTTGCTGATGAATCAGCAGACAAAGCCGCAGCGCGTGGCGGTGTTTACATGCGGCGAGTTATTACTTTTTCAGTCATCTTTGCCATTGTTCTTGCGCCATTCGTTTTTGCTTTCACAAGCATTGGCATCAGTGTGCAACATGAAACATCTGGATTTTTTGGATTCTTCAAATCACTCAAATGGGATACAGTGCAGGGCTTTGTGATCTTGCCAGAAATCAGACAAACGGCATTGGCCATTGTTGGTTTTTATTTTGGCAGCTCGCAGGTCAAATAATTTATGGCTTTGACCAAAGGTCAGATTGAAGCAATTGATGCTTACATTGAAGCTGGCAGTTATCGCGGCGCAGCAAAGAAGCTTGGCAAATGTGAATCAACAATCCGGGGAATCTTAAAAAGGCTGGAAAGGCTAGGGCAAGTGCCTTGGAAGTCAGCAGCACCAACGCCATCACATTTGAATGTTGGCAAAACAACTGTTCAATATGATGGTGCTGGCAACGTCATCCAAGAATGGCGCAGGCTTTTCCCAGAAGCGCAGGGCATGCAAGACTTTGTTGATGGTCTTTGTGATCAAGTCAAAGGTCTGGGCAGTGCGCCAAAAAGAAAAGCGCGCAAGACTGATACAAATGAAATGTTGTTTGAATTAGACATTTTTGATGCGCATGTGGGCATGTATGCTGACGAGCGAGAAACCAAAGATGCAGATTATAATTGTGACATTGCTGCTGCCAGAATGGTTGCGGCGGCTGAAGGATTAGCGGCAAGGGCAAGACGGCCAGCCAAATGCGTTTTGGTCTTTGGCGGTGACATGATGCACAGCGACAACCGAAGCAACCAAACAGAAGCCAGTGGGCATGTGCTGGACGTTGATACAAGATATCATCGGGTGGTTGAATACTTAATCAGAGCATGCCGGGACGTGGTCGCAATTGCTTCCACAATAGCCAATGAAGTGGAAATTGTGGTGCTTGAAGGCAATCATTCATGGCATTCAGAAGTCTGGCTTGCGCGGGTTCTGGATGCCTATTACAGCCAATGCCCAAACATCAAAGTCAAATCTGAACCATCACCAAGAAAGCACATGGTGTTCGGCAACAATTTGCTTTTGTGGGCGCATGGCGACAGGATCGCAGCGCAGAAATGGCCAATGATTATTGCGGCAGAGTTCGCCAAAGAGTGGGGTGCAACCAAATACAGGCATTTAAAAATGGGTCACATCCATCACAAAAAAACCATTGCGCCAGTTGTCATTGATGAGCAATCAGGCTTGGTGGTTGAATATTTGGAAGCACTTTGCGCCACAGATGCGTGGCATACAGGAGCAGGCTTTGTTGGCTCTCAGAAGGGCGCAAGCGCGTTTGAATACCACAAGACGCATGGTTTGACCACTAGGTTTTACCAGCCAGTTTAAACGGAAATGCAAGGCATCAAATTGATTGCGCTGAATGGCGCAAAGACTGTTGGCAAATCAACCATTGCAAATGCTTTGGCGGCACTAAGTGATGATGTGATCATTGTATCATTTGCAACACCAATTCGGGCAATGCTTGAAGCAATGGGCGTTGACCAGCACAATCTGAATGTTGCCAAAGAAACACCAATTGATGGATTGGGGAAATCTGCCCGGCAGTTGCTTTGTTCGCTTGGGACTGAGTGGGGCAGGCAAATGGCAAATGAAGATGTTTGGCTTTGGGCAATGCAACAACAAATTCAGAAACTGATTGATAAAGCAGCCAACCCAGAAGATTTGATTGTTGTCATTGATGATTGCAGGTTTGCCAATGAAGCGAAATGGGTGCGCAAAGTGGGTGGTGATATTGTGCGGCTAATCCGGGACGGCATTACATATTCTGGTGACCACAGCAGCGAACAACCACTGCCAGATGATTTGATTGATTGGGAATTTGATGCTGGTGGCGTTCAAAACTGCATCAAAAATATTGTTCAATTGATTATTATATAAATATTTACATTACAAATCTAAAGGTTTGGATGCCAATTACAGCACATTGCTGTTTAACAATAATAATCAAAAAAGGATAAAATGAATGAATCAATAAAAGACATGAAAGCTGATGCCGAGATTAAGGTTGAAGCCATTCTTGAGGACTTGGAAAAGCGGGGAATTAAAGTTTACCGCTTGCAGGTTTTCCCAAGACACAAGCAATCGCCACAAGTTTCTATCGTTGTTGATGAGAAAGGAACAAGATGAGCCAATTAACTGCTTATTCTAAAATCAATGATTCCGAAGGTTTGGAATTAATTGGGAACGCCATTTGCCGCTCCGGGATGTTTGGTTGCGAATCAAAAGAGGCTGGGATTGTTTTTGCCTTACAGTGTATGGTTGAAAATAAACCGCCATTGGAGATGGCTAAGAATTATCATTTGGTAAAAGGCAAACTAACCAAGCGCGCAGATGCGATGCTGGCAGATTTTCGCCGGGCAGGTGGTAAAGTTTTTTGGTCTGATTTAAAAAACGCGGAAATTCAATCTGCGGTTTTTGAATTTGAAAACCAAAACACTAATGCTTCATTTTCAATGGAAGATGCCCGCAAGGCCGGATTAGTTCGCAAGGGATCGGCATGGGATAAAACACCTGCTGCAATGTTGCGGGCAAGATGCGTCTCAGAAACACTGAGAGCGATTGCGCCAGAAATTGTTCAAGGCGTTTATGTTCCGGAAGAAATTGATGTTGCAGATTCAACTACAATTGAAATTCCAAAAACAACAATCAATGAAGTTATTGAAGTTGCGGAAAATAAGAATCCAAAAAATGAAAGGCCATATCTTGAAAGTTTAATAAGGGATGCCGATATTGAACAAAAATCAAATGACTATTGGACTGTGAAGGGCAAAATTGATATCGATCTTGACCAAACATGGCGAGATTTGCCAGATGATCTTCAGCAAAGAATGGAAATGGATTTTCCATCTTTTCAAAAGGCAATTGGAAACATTAATTGGAAGGATGAGCATGAGTAATTTAATCTTGAAACCAAAGGTTGGTGAAATGGAAATCTCAATTATTCCGGAGGCTTATGACGTTAAGACATCTTTGCTCAATAATTCAAAAACAATGTTAACAGTGACTGACGGATTTGAAGCAACGATGGTTGCAGCAAGTCAAAGATCATTGCGGCATTTAATTAGTGAAATTGAAGAATCAAGAAAGGCGGCAAAAGCTCCAATTCTTAAATTCGGAAAAACGATTGATACAATTGCCAAAGAGTTTATTGCAGAAGTAAAAGAAGAAGAAACCCGGATTGCAAAATTACTTGGAGCGTTTCAAATAGTTGAACGTGATAAGAAAATTGCTGCCGATAAAATAACAAGAATTGAGGAATGCAAAATATTAAGTGAGGCCGCTCAAGCTGCATTTAATAATTCAGATTCAATTGCTAAGATTGATGAAGATGCGCAAACTAAGATTCTGCGATTAAGACAAGAGGCCGAATCAAAGCATGATGCGGTCAAAGGTTTAAAGGTTCGCAAAGCAATAAAGTTCAAGATCGAAAGTGAGGCCGAGTTAATGGCAGCGCGGCCGGATCTTTTTAAAGCGGATGATTCAAAAATCCGGGAAGCACTAAAACACACCATAACAATACCCGGCATTAAAGTCTGGGAAGAAATCAAAGCATACTAAAAAAATCATGGCAAAATATATCGCAACAGACGCAGACGCAAACTCAACAGGCAACAGTTACATTACTGAGGCTGGTCAATATGAGTTTAAAACTTCAAATGTATCTCATAAAGTCAACCATCGGGACGGCACAGACTTATTTGAATGTACATTTTCAACAAAGGATGGGGCATCGATGCGCAAGACATTCTTTTGGGGAGACTTGGCATTGCCAACTTCTGAATATAAGGCGCGGGCATTGATCTTCATGTATTTAAAAGCATGCGGTGTTCAAATCTTCCGTGATCAATTGGATTCGGAAGATGCGGAAGCATTCTTTGATTTGGTAAAAGACAAAAAGTTTGTCGCTCAAGTTGATATGACTCCAGACCGAAATGATCCAACAAAGCGTTGGCCAGAGATCGGTTTCACTGGATTCATTTATGACCAAAGCCATATCTTATTCAAAGAAGGGGCAAGCGATTCAAAGCAATCGGAAGAAATAGAATCACCTTGGTGAAATGGAACAAAGAGAATATCAGCAGCAGGCAATTTCTTTTCTAAGTAAAAGCAAGCGGGGTATTCTTCAAGCACCAGCCGGAGCAGGTAAAACGCACATTGCGGCATCTGCTCTGGCTTTTTGTTTGTCTAAACGTCAAGGAATTGCTCAGATTGAAATCATGGTTAATACCTTGGAGCAAGTTGAGCAAATGCAAACAGCGTGTAACCGATTCCCGATAATAAAAGAAAAGGCGCATCTGCAAATCTATTGCGCGGCAGGTGCGCCAATGGGAACATTCCCAGACTTATTAATTGTGGATGAATGCCACAGGGCGGCAGCTAATAGCTGGGCTGATAAGATTAAGCAAGCAAAGTCTGCCCGGTGGGGATTGTCAGCAACTCCATTTAATGGAGACTCAGACCGGGACGGGATGATTGCTTATTTGTTCTCAGATTCGGTTCATACAATCGAGCGCGGACAATTGGTTGAGGATGGGCATCTTGCTAAAGCCAAAGTGATTTGGCATAAAATTAAAAGCGATGGAATCCGGGAGGCAATTAATTCTGAATCTGATGAATTAATAAATAAGCGAATGAAGAAAATGCCTTGGATGTTTAGAACTGATGAGGGCAAAAGAAAGCAAGAGAATCAATGCCGATGGCAAGCAGCGCAAAGGATTGGAATTTGGGAAAACGTTCAAAGGGATTTTAAAATCACAATGCTTGCAAATGATTTAATTGCTTCCGGACAACATACAATTGTTTTAATTGGATCAATTGAACATGGGCAAAGACTTCTCAAAATGATTCCGGGATCTGAAATGGTTTATTCTAAGATAGGAAAAGCCCGGCGGGCTGATACAATTAAAAGATTCCGGGACGGTGAGTTGCTTTGCATGATTGGGACATCCGCAATTGAAGAAGGATTTGATGCGCCGATTGCTGGCTCAATAATAATGGCAGGATGCGGGAAGTCTAAGCGCAAGGCAATTCAGTCAACCGGGCGTGTGCTAAGGCCATTTGACGGCAAAGAATGCGGAATCATTCATGACTTCCGGGATGGCTTCCATTCGATGCTAAGCCGACAAAGCGAACAAAGGAAAGCAATATATAAATCTTTAAAATATTCTCAGATTGTATTGACATAAGGGTTTGCCCCATAGATATTCCTTCTATCGGAGGCACTAAGCGTTCCGAATAACAATCAATAATAAATAATATGAAAAACGAAACATCCTTCTCAAGACTTCCGGGCAACGTAATTAATAACGAGCTTTATATAGTTCAAAAAAATCTAAGAGATTTTTTGATCTGCCAGCGCAACGGCAATGACGTCAACTTAAAAGACCTAAACAAAATCATTAAAGACTTACAGGACATAAAAAAAGAAGTTAAAGAATTTAACGAATCCGATGAAGTTTCAGTTAAATATTTATACAAAGCATAATTAACTCCAACGGGGCGCAGCATCCTACACCGAATTAACAATCAATAATAATCAATAATAATAAAATGGAAAATAATAACGAAAATAAATATCAAGTAATTCAACAAATTCTAGTATTAGAATCAAAAATTGAAAACAAACTCAGAATCCTTCGGGCATTAGATGAAGATGAATGGGATTCCGGAGCTTACGATTTACACGATCAACTTTTTCAAATTGAGTCCACATTTTCTAAGCTTCAGGATCAAACATTTCGCGCAAATAAAGTTATTCCAAGAACATAAAAACCTAACAATAATTTAATAATCAAAAATCATGATCGCAATAAATACAAAATACTTATCACCAACTAACACGCGTGGCGCACGAATTAAAGCAACCACTGGGGACTGGAGCGCAACTATTTCTTACAGTTACGAATTACATGATGTAGCTTTACACTTTGAAGCAGTAAAGGAATTAGTCATAAAGCATTCACTTGATTGGGACATTTCAAAGATGGTTTACGGCGGGACTAACTCCGGATATGTCTTTTGTTTTCCCGAATCAATCATCAAATTTTAATTAACTCCAACGGGGCGCAGCATCCTACACTGCATCACAATAAAAATAATAATAATAATATGAATAAAACAAACCTAGAAAAAGTAACTGATGCAATGGAGTTTGGTTCTCCGCTCAACCAAGTGCTAATAATGTCTGCACTCGACAAGTATTGCGAGCAAGTGCTGGCAATTGAGTCCAAGCCAGACAGTTGGACAAACGGAATGATTAGCTGGGAAGCTTGGCAGGAGTCAGCCAGAGACGTGCAAGAAAAGATCAAGTAAACTAACAACTCTCACGGGGCGCAGCATCCTACACTGCATCACATTAAAAATAATAATATGAATACAATATCAATAATCACATTACTTCTT